CAGCTGACCACCGATGCGCAGCACCAGCTGCCAGACCCCCTCGCCTTCGATGGTCAGTGGGCGGCTTTCGACTTGCGGGCAGCCTTCGCACGGCGCGGTGCAGGCGTCGCAGTACGCCGCGCCCCCGCCGAACCACCATTCGGCGAGGGCGCAGAGCCTTTTTTTTCGAGATGCAGCTGCATCGCCGCAGCGACATAGCCGACTTGGAAGGCCTCAAAGGCAGGATAGAAATCCATGAGCGCATCGACCGCCTCGGGCGAGACCGGCATCGCCGAGTCGTCTTCGTCGACCACACCCTCCCAATCGAGAATCGCCCGAACGCCGATGGCCTTGGCCATAGCCACCGAGCGCTCCTCGGCCGAGGCGTCGGGCGAAAGCGACGTGACGCGCGGATCCGAGCTGGCCGCACCCACGAGCACCGAGGTCAGGGGCTGGACCTGGACCCGTACGCCAAGGCCGAGTTCGAGCCAGCTGGGGCCCTTTGAGGAAAGGTTCAGACGGATCATGGGCGCGGGCTTCTCAGAGGCTGTAGCTGGAGATGTCATTGACGAGGGTGAAGGTTGCGGAGACGCCCTCGGTGGCGTCGCGCGATGCCTGCCACTGGTACTCGGCCTGGATGCCGCCCGGGCCGTCGATCGAGACCTTCGGTTTAGGCAGGAACACCCGGTGCGCGATCAGCGTGAAGGCCTCGGACGCACTGACGCGATAGCCAAGCTCAAGCTCGATCGGCGTGGCGGCCTCGGCGAGATCCATCAGGTCGCGCGAGGCGTAGCGAACCGTAATCGAGCCGCGCAGCTGGGACATTCCAGGATCGATGTCCTCGATCTCGCCATCGTCTCGGATGGTCTCGACGCTTTCGAGATTGTTCGAGTAGTTGAAGGACGCGCCGACCACGTTCGCGAGCACTCCGCCGTCGCGCTTGACCGAGCCGGAGAAGGACGAGAACCGTTCTACTTCGAAATCGACGGGGGTGCCGATCGCCGTTGCCGGCGCCTTGACCTCGCCCTTGGCCAGCACCGCCACGGTCGCGTCGATGAGGCCACGCGGACGCATCTCGATCCCAAGCGTATTGACACGCGCGCCCTTGTTCATGGCGAAGGAGGGCACCTCCGGCATACCGATCTCGATCGACATTGAGGGGAGCATTTGCGCACCCGACTTGTAGACATGCGTGTAGGGTCCGGTGCCGGTGGTGGTAGGCGCACCGAGGAGGCCCTTAAGCCAGACACCGAACGCGCGCTTGTCAACCGGGATGGTTGCTCCGCCATCGACCACCTGGCCGTCGAGAACCGGGTCCTGCTCATCGCGGCCAAAGCCGAGCAGATTGGAGGCCAGCAGGCCCCGCGTGCCGCCAACGTCCTCGCGCGAAAACGGCATACGCCAGAACTTGCCGGCCGCAGGCGGCGTGCCATAGATCGTCTCGAAGCCGACCGCGACCTGCGCGCGGCTTCCCTTTGCTCGTGCCATGTTGGGATCCTTTTGGAAGACGCCGGGCCGGATCAGCCCAGCGGATCGGTGGCGGCGTAATGCAGCCGGATCGGGAACGAGGCGGCCGTGATCGCCAGGCCGCCCTCGACTGGCAGATCCTCGGTCGAGGCTGCCTCCGCCTCGACCCACTCGCAGAGCCCGCCCAGCGTACGGTCAGCCGCGATGGCGCTGCCGAGTGCTCCACGCAGCGCGTCGAACCGCAGGGTCCGCGTCTGCGGGTCGCCTGACAGATAGATCTCGGCCTCCACGCGGTGCTCGTAGTGCCAGGTAAGCGGACCCATGGTCATCTCCGGCTCGCCCGGCTCGCCGTCCCGTAGGATGAGCAGGCCCGATGGCGGCACGCGGGTCGGCAGCGCACCCCCGCGCCCAGTCTCGCAAGGCATCGTGCTCGCGAGCGTCGCCTCGAGAGCCTGTAGGATCGTCTCGATCGTGGTGGGCATTAGTCCCTCCAGTTGGCCGCGATACGGTCCACAAGCCGTGCGGAAACGACATCTACGTCGCGCTTGAAGTCGAGCCGCTTGCGCAGTTTTACCTGCGGGACGAGTACGAAGATCGGCACGGTCTGGGCACCGGTGAGAGTGCCATCTTTCCGCCGCCGCCCCTTCTTCTGCCGGGCTTGGCCGGTACGCTTGGTCAAGCGGGCGTCGTCGGCCACCAAGAGTGCCGGCTTGCCGCGGCGATAGACGAAGCGCAGCGGCATGCCGTGCCGGCGTTCCCATTCGAGCGGGGTCATCTTGCGACCGAAGCGCCCGAGCCCAGCCGCTGGCAGTGGTATCGCCAGCCAGAACCCGTCCTTCGAGCGGATCACCGGGCCGGTCTCGAATGCACCGACCAGCTTCGGTGCATTCGTCCAGACCAGCGCCGCCGCATCCAGACTGTCCGTGCCCTTCGGATAGCTCTCGCCTCGAATTGAGTTCGCCAGGCGGCGTCCGAGGCCCGCCCCTGTGACCTGCTTGCGCCATCGGGTTTTCAGGTCCTGCTGCGCCCCACGCATCGCCAGCGTCACGGCCCGTTCGCCTGCACGGTACTCACGGTCGAGCTGCGCCGCGAGCGACCTCAGGTCACTGTCGACCATCAGCTTCATTCCGGGCGGGCTTCCATTGACCAGACAAGCTGGCGCGCGTCGCGGGTCGGCGCGCCTTGCACCACGAAGCGCCGACCCTCGATCTCGAACACGTCCCCTTCCGCCGGCGTCTCGATGTCGGCGATCCGCGCATCGATAAGGCAGCTGTCGGCGACAAGACGCATGTCGTTGAAGGACAACTCGCGATCGTCTGCCTTGCGTATGACGCGCAAAGGCAGGCCGGTGCCCGCACCGCCACGGAACCACAGCGCGCTAGAGGCGACATGCGGGTCCCGGAAGACCGCGTCCACGGCGGCACGGGTAGCGTTCACAGCGTAAAGGCCCCGGTCAGCAGCACCCGGCCGCTGCCCGAAGGGTTGGCGACCGCCGCGGCGGCGACGCCGATCAGCTTGTTGGCGCCTGTACCGTCGGCGGTGGTTACCACCTTGTTGGCGTTGTCCCAGTAAAGGCGCACGCCGATGGTCCAAGCCTGTGCCGAGGTCTTGGGCAGGTCGAACACACCGCGGGTGAGGAGCACGACCGATTCCCCCAGGGCGGCGCTGTTCTGGGCCACGCCGAACAGCGAGCCGACGAGCAGCGGATCGCCCGAGGTGACGGCAGCGGGGGCGTCGAGATCAATCTTCTCGCCGCTGTAGACATAGTTCTTCATGGGTCCGTCTCCGGATCAGAGGGTTGGAATGCCGACGGCCCCGCGCGTGGCGGAGCCGTCCGGCCGGTCAGTGATGGGAGGAGCCCAGTCTACGCGCCGGAGTTCTTGTAGAAGGTACGGAAATCATGCGGCGACGCGCCGGCATCGATGCGCACCTTCATTTCCACGCCATCGCTCGACCAGGCCTCTTGCTCGTCGAGGTAGGGCTCTTCGACGCCGTCGAGGTAGGCGATCTCGACCGTGTCGGCGACGTTCGGATCCGCCACGAGATACCACTCGCCACCAGAGATCCGCGCATCGACGATCAGCTCGGCCGCACCGGCGACCGGGTTGGACGCCATGCCCTTGCTGGCCGTGGGATCGACCGCCGAGGTCAGGAGCTGCCGGGCGGAAAGCTCGAGGTCCGGCCCGACGATCAGGAAGCGGGGGCGGATATTGAGCACCTCGCCGCCGTAGCTCTGCTTCTTCATCGCCGCGATGGCCGCAGAGAGCGTCGCCACCGACGGGGCCGCACCGGTGGCCGCGAGGTTGCCGTGATCGGCGTGGAACAGCGCTTTGCCGTCCGACATCTCCGGGTTGCCCGACAGGATGCCGTAGGCTAGCCCACCCACCGTCCGGCGCGCCGCACGGCCCATCTTGCGGGGCACGTCGGTCAGCATCGACAGATCATCGTTAATGATCGCCTCGCGCGTGATGCGGAACAGCCGGCCATAGGTTGCCAGAGCGATGGTCTCGCCGCGATCGCCGACGGTGCCGTACTTGTAGTCCGCCCCCTCGGGCTTGATCGGCAGCGTCTCGAAGAAGCCGAGGCCGACGCGTTTGGATTCCTTGAAGTCCGGCAGCGTGCCGATCGAGGTCCATTGCCCGAAGCTTTCCTCGGCCTGCTCCCAGCCCTTGAGAACCGATTTCGACGCCACGTCCGCGAGCAGCTGCGCAAAGTCGGAGGTGGTGTGGGCTCCCGCCATGGTCAGCGCGTGGCCGACCATCTGCCGCCGATCGCGGAACTCGCGGCGCTCGCCCGCCATCGCCAGCGTCTCGCGCGCGAGCTCCGACATTGTCAGGGACGAAAACTCGTTGCGCTCGCCGCCCTCGAGGCGACCCTTCAGCATCAGCGCGCGCCGGGCGCCTTCGCGGAACTTGTCGCGGGCATCGGCGGTGATGCGGGCCGGCTCCTGGCCGTGCATGGGAGTGTCCACGTCGCCCTGCTCCTTCCATTTAGCGGTGATGTCATCCAGCGCCGCTTCTAGCGAGGTGCCGCGGTCGATGTGGTGCTGCGCCACGCTCATCTCGAGCCCGGCGGCCCGCGCCGCATCCATGATGCGCCGGATCCGGCCGCGCTCAGCCATGGTCGCGCCTGCGGGATCGGGTGCGGCGGCCTGTGCAGGGGCCGGATCAGCGGCAGCGGGCGCCGGCGGCGCGCCGGTGTCCTTGGCGGGCGGCTCATTCGCCACGCAACCTGAGGGCGTGTTCATGGTCGTGTCCTTTCGGGAAGAGCGGGGGAGTCCCGCGATCATGGCCATCACGGCCTCTTTCGGCCGGGGCTGACCCGGCGCCTGCACGGCCCGCAGCCCTTCGGGCGCGTGCGCGTAAATGCTGTAGTCGAAGGCGGCAGCCACGGCGGCCTCGCGCGTCTCGTCGTGATCGTCCGCGAAGCCCGCAGCGATGGCGCCAGGGCCATCATAGACGGTCTCGACCTGCATGATCGCGCGAGCCGCAGCGCGGGTCATGCCTGCACGGTGCGCATAGATGTCGGCCAGCGCGTCGCTCATCACTCGCAGTTGCTCCACCGCCTGGGCGTGATCGGCCTCGGTACCGCGCCCATCGGTGAACATCTGCGCCGGGTCGTGGATCAGCATGGTCGCGCCGCGTCGCATGGTGATCCGGTCGCCC